GAGAGTAGATCACCTATCTTAGAAGCAAAGAGTTGATCCTTATCGGTGGATTGATCACCGGCTGTTGATCCTAATACTATTCTATCATAGTATACGGAAGCTATGGTGATTAAAAATACGTTACGAGCTGGTACTATTGCGTCCTCTCTTTCTAACCTTGAAAGATCTAGCATACCGCTAACCACCTTAACCTTCCTGGGGGCTATATCTAATCGTTTAATTTCTTTTTTAGAATACTTTGAGTTAATGTCTATGTAAATTAACTTAGTATGGGGTAGAAGATGAGCTAAAATAAAGCTATCCATTCCACCGCTGTAAAGTAATCCTATTTCCTTCATGTCTTACTCCTTAATTAGTGATAAAAACTCTGCTCTAGTTTCATGCTGATCTATGAAAGCGCCCTTCATCGCTGAGGTCGTTGTGACCATTCCTTGTTGTGATATCCCTCGGGATTCCATGCAGAGGTGTCGACATTCGAGTATGACGGCAACTCCTTGAGGATTGAGGTTTGCTTCAATGGCTTCTGCGATTTGATTGGTAAGCCTTTCCTGAACTTGTAAGCGACGAGCAAAGATATCAACGAGACGAGATAACTTACTAAGGCCGACGATTGAGCCATCCGGGATATAGGCAATGTGAGCAACTCCAAAGAAAGGTACGAGGTGATGCTCGCACTGACTATAAACAGGAATATTCCTAACCAATACCATTTCATTGTACGTTTCTGCTCCATCCTCGAATACCTTTAGTATGGCTGCTGGATCTTGATCGTACCCAGATGTGAAATGTTCCCATGCTTTAATATATCGTTTAGGAGTCTCTATTAATCCACCGCGAAAGGGCTCTTCCCCTATATACTGGAGTAATCGAAGTGGGATATCAGTAGCTGACTCATCCGCTCCGTCCTTAGTTTCCCAAGGGAATACTACCCAGATTGAATCTTTTTTAGTTAAGAGAGCAAAGAACTTAGCTTGCGGGTATTGTTCCAGGCATAAATCTCTTGTCATACCTGAATCAATTAGGTCATCTATGATGTAATCGGTTTCACTAGGGAAGTCAGTTATATCAACTGGTATTGAAATCAATCCTACTAGAGCCGCTTTAACCGCATAGGCTGCTGGGATCCCTCCTCTAGGTACTGGATATAGCTTTACTGTATCTAATTTATCCTTACGGTCGACCATGTCAATACGAATTAGTCTAGCTATTTCGAGTGCCCTGTACGATACTTCTGCATTACTAATTATTGTTTTAACCATTATTCTCTCCTAAAATATATAATCTTGTATATCTGGATACTTGCCTCGTTCAGATACGAGGATGGATTTTGGTACTTTTAATTCACCGCTTTGTGCCCGCATTACTCCCTCAGCCGGTGAATAGGGGAGTTGCTCCATAGGGGTTAATGTTCTCTGAGACCACCAATACTGACTATTATATCCTGCTTTTGAGTTACTACCTATATTTTTATATTCAAAGAAGGTTCTTATTCCGCATCGATATGATACTAGCATAGTTGATCCATACTGGCCTGAGTATTCTTTATAGGTTACCCCATCAACGTTTACCCAGGTCGGCTTACCTACTTCTTTTTTCTTTTTTCTTACTATTTCTTTATTAGCTGAAGATAATTGTAACTTCTCAACGAAAATAAAGACGAATCCACACTCAGGACATATCTTAACTACTCCTGCTACTATTCTTTTGCATTCAGGGCAGGTCTTTGTTATTGGTTCCCCGCCCTTTGATTTCTTTTTCTTTAGTACCTGGACATCATTAATCGGCCCTAATCTCGATACGTTCCCGGCATAATCCAGGACTAAGCAATGCTCCTTCCCTGGGTATATCCTTAACCCCCTTCCTATCATCTGAATATGTAATACCGGTGATTTAGTCGGTCGGAGTAAAGCTATTAAATCAATTGAGGGTACATCAAAGCCGGTGGTTAATGATTCCACCGATACCAATGCTTGATATCTCCCATCCTTATAATCCCTCTTCAAGGCTTCGTTTAATACCTTTGGTTGTTTGGAATGTACCACCGCTGTTTCAACTCCTATTTCGTTCAGCATATATGAGGTCAATTCCGCATGATCAATATCGATCGCAAATATAAGCCACTGCTTATGAGTATCTTTATATTTAGATAAATCATCTATTATCCGGGTCGTAATTCCTTCCCTATCTAATCGCTCGGCTACTTCCTTTTTGGCGAAATCTCCCCCCTGGGTATGGACTCCTTCCATATCAATCGTCACGGAAGGTTCTCTTGGGATCAGGGAGCAAAGGAAGCCTTCGTCTATTAATCGATTGATATCGATACTATATGCTATATCGGTGAATATCCTCCCAGCGCCTTCGTGAAGATACCCAGTTCCTAGTCTGAAATGGGTGGCTGTCAATCCCACTATAGGGCATTTAAATTTAGAAAGGAATTTTCTATATTGCCCTTCTCCCTTTGGCGGGACTGTATGTGCTTCATCAATAAGGATCAGCGTTGATTCGTTGAACAATCCGTATTTATTATGGATAGATTGAATGCCTGCTACGGTAACCGCTCGCCTTTCCTTGATCCCGACTCCTGCTGAATACATTCCTACTTTCGCCATATCGATATGTTCGAGTAGGGCGAAGTAATCTTGGCGCAGAATAGTATCTACGTGAGATAAGATAAGTATCCTCTGATGAGGCCATTGTTCCAGGACTCGTTTGCAAAACAAAGCTATAATATGTGATTTACCCGCTCCAGTTGGGGCTACTATGAGAGGATGTCCGGTGTTCCCCTCATAGAAGTAATTGAAGATAGCATTACTCGCTTCTTCCTGATACCACCGCGGTTTGAAGTCTGGGTTTATCCTTATAGTTCTTCTTTCTTCCTCGAAAGTCATCGTTCTAGTGGTAAGTAATTATCCGGGCAACCTTTCCGTTGGAAGTCAACTGGAATATCTTTTTTGTAGATAAAGCAACTCCACTGCCCATCCTCTTCTAACCTGATATGCTGGCAAGTCCGGCAGTTCTTTTCGTATGGAGCATTGAAGTGGCATATGTCTTTAGCATCGCAAAAACGGCATTCATGCCACTCAGGTTTAGTAGAGATCTTGGGTAGAGGAACCGAACTGGTGATTACATCAATCCCTCTTTCTTCATTCTCTAAGTAGTTATCTTTATCGTATGGAATTCTTTCAAAGTATCTATCATCAGTATTTTTATTGGTGATTATGAAGAGTGTTCTTGTCTGCCCCTTATGATGCATGTAAGCATTTATCTGGGCATAGTACTGGGGGTTGGATCTCTGAACCCCGAACTTGCAGAACTCTTTAAATTTCTTATCATTGGCTGTTTTGATCTCAAAATTATGTTCAGTCTGTTCAGCGCCAGGAACGTTAGTAACATCCCCATCTGGATGACCCATTATATGTCCATAGGATCCCATGCAAGTTACTTGAGCGGTATTAGCTTCTTCTTCAGTCATTCCATGACGAACTACGTTTGAGCATTTCATTCCAGCTCTTTCTAGATCCGCTATCACTATCGGTTCCTCTTGATGCCCTCGATTGAATAATCTTTGAAGTCGTTGAGTTATTTCCTTAGTATAGACCCACCGGAACGTATACCATAGGTATCTTGGGCAGTGATGCCCAATTGAGGAATACCCCAGGTAAGGGCGAAGCGGTGATTTAATCACTCCTGAATGTTCCACCGCTTGTTCTACCTGATTGATCATTTCTATTTTAGCCATATTTCCTCCTATTATAGCGACTGATTTATCAACCGCTTTATTTATTAATCTTCTAAGGTAACGCCTGCTAACTGAAGTACCTTATATCCAGTGTTAAACGAATCAACCCTAATTAGCAGTAGGGTACCTTCTCCTTCAGATTTAGTTTCTTGCACTACGGCTACTTTATTTTCTACGGCTTGGTTTTTATGGGTTAACCTAGCCTCTCTCTTTTTAGAGTAGTGGATGAATCTTTCCGGGCATTGGTATCTCCCTTCCCCTTGAACGGTAGCGTAAATTGAATTAATCGTAATCGTTAATTCGGTTAGATCTATTGTTGGTTTAGTTTTAATGAAGAGTAAAGCCCTGGCTATTGGATTACTTAGCATTCCTATGTAGCCGTTAGTGTGTAAAAACTGTAAAGCTGAACTTAAAGCGCTTGATGAGTACCCAATTATTGATGGATCGATGTACGGGATTATTGTAGTCGCTGTAATAGCCCCACCGTTCATGGCTAAGGTGTTAATGTGTTTAGCTGCTGCTAATACTAATTCTTTAGTTGGTACGGCCATTATCTTATTCCTATTGGGTAGTTAATATTTTCCACAGATCAGGGTGAACGGTGGGTTCTAATTGTTGGAAGAACTCTAATAGTTCCTCCTCTTTTAAAGCATTAACCTTTGCTATTGCTTCTCTTATATGATTTATACCTTCAGGTGGATGTTCCAGGATGAAAAGATATGTTTCAATCTTTCTATCCTTTCCAGCCTTTTCGTAGTCTTCAATCATTTTTCACTGCTCCTAGTTAAAAACCTTTTCTTAACTCTTGAATCTATTATATCAAAGTGATAGAAGAAATCAAGTATTATTTTAAGTTAATCCCCCCTTTCGAGGGGATAGTTAAAATCTAGTCCGACTTTGTTACCAGGGAGGATTACCGTCTGCCACTGCCGGTGAAGTAGTCGCTGGAGTTGGTTGGACTACTGCTTCCTGTGCCGGGTGAGGAGTTGGTACTGGTTCCTGTCCTGGAGGAGGCGGGGTAGTTGTTGCTGGTTGTTGCTGAGCTGGAGGGGGAGGAGTCGCACCAAATCCCGCTGGAGCTTTAGTTGGGGTAGTTGATTCCGCTGTTACCGGAGTACTCGCCGCTGCCGTATTATTAATGATGGCTAACGTAGCCGCATCTGGTTCAGGATTTTCCGGCGGAGCTGTTAAACCCTGGGCTGTTTTAAACCCTGCTGGTTCATTAGATGGACCGTATTTTCCTTGTCCTGGATTTAGTTTAAGAGTAACTACCATCGGAATTCCGTGAAGGACGTCACTATCAGTAATCAATCCTAAACCGCAAGCTCTTGTGATGGTGGCTAATGTTTCATTAGCTATCTTCACCGCTACTGGGTTTGAATTAACTAGGTTCAATCGAGTAATGAATGATTTCCCTGAATAGGCACCTGCTGCGATACCGAATGTAAGAACTAGCATCTGACCGCCAGTTGATGTTTCTTTTATTTCTGACTCCTGAACTTTAGCTATGTATTGACCTGGAGGAACTGGTTTAAAGTCCCGCATGTCATTGTATTGTGATGGATCATGTTGACCGCCTGGTAATAAAGCCATGTTTATTGTCCTATAATTTTATTAAAAATATCAGTTAAGTTAGGAGGTTCAAAGGTATTAAGTCTACCTGATCTATCCTTGGCGAAATAAGCCATATCCGGTTGAGTCTGGATAAACCGTTGTTGAACTCCGTCTTTGTCGGGGATAATCCGAAGCGCGAAGAGTTCATCACCCCAGTAGGGTAATTGCTTAGGGAGCATATTCCCTGGCATCGTTGGTACGAATTGTACCGCACCAATGGTAGTATCTACTTGCCTGTCTTGCTTGCAGGTCATGTAAACGTGTTTAGTATCGAGATGACGCCATTTCCTCATTTCTGCTAACATCTCTTCACCTAATTGACCGTACGCCTGCCTTCCGTCTTTCACCTCCTTTTTTAGTTCAGTTAAAGCTGTTTCAGCTATATCCGTTATTGAATCGATACAGATTGTTTGAAAGCTTTTAGCGTCCGCTGATTCGCTAACGAATAGAAAAGCTTCTCTGAAGTCGGCTAATGAAGTGACCTCTATATATGGGATACCTTCATCTTTGATCGAGAGTAAACCATTCTCAGCACTAATTATTAGTGGAGATGGAGCCGTTGCACATAACTTAGTTTTTCCGTATCCAGCCGGTGCATAACACATCGCCTTAATGGATCCACCGAGCTCTTTAGTATTACCGAATTTTAAAGCCATTTTAATTATAATCCATCAACGGTTACTTTAGGAGCAGATAGCTTTAAGGTAACTATCTTTCTTAGTTCGCTATCCCCAGGTAGAATGTCATAAATCTTTTTATTTAATGACGGTTTCCATATTATAACCTCTTTCTCTTGATCAGTCAAGTCATGTTGAATGGCTAGTAGATCTTCTGTCTTTACGCTGATTGATTCACCGACTGAAACGGTGACTTCAAGATTACCAATCATCTTACGAGCAGTTCCATTAATGTTCGATCCCAGGATATTAGATTGTATTTCTCTCCTTAGCATCATTTCCTGGTTCTTGACATCTCTTAATTGAGCTACTAATATCGCATGATGGCGTATTTGATTCTCGTCGATCATTATCTTACTCCTAAATCTTTATGTAATCGAGGAGAGTAATTATAACCGTTTTCAAGGGCTAAGTCAAGAGCTGCTTTATTATTTCTTGTTTGCTCAAAGATAGTATCCCCATCTCTAGGCATTAACCAGATAGTCTTACCCTCCCCATTGTAGACTTCCGGTGGGTAACTACTGCTCTTGTATTGAGAGAGTTGGGCTAAACCATCTTCGTCCATTTCAGTAACGTATTTGAAATGTTCGCAATTTCTGTAGATATCGGAATGAATTGATTTTAATTTAGGAGAGCAAACTAAGGTTACTTTATTCCATGGGAATGCAGGGAGGCTCAAAGTACCATTAGTTTCAATCTGTATTTCATATCCAGCATCGTAAAGAGAATTCACTAATGGGGCTATGTTCTGAGCAAAAGGCTCTCCCCCAGTGATGACTATTGCCCTAATGTTTGCGTTAAAAGATATCGCTAAGTCCTCTAGTATTTCTTTTACGCTTAATACTCCTATTCCTCCGGCAGTGTATTCAGTATCGCACCATGAGCACTGAAGATTGCATCGTTGTAATCGAATGAAAATGACTGATTTACCTACCCACGGCCCCTCACCCTGGATAGATTTAAAGATTTCCTGGATGAATAGATACCCGTCAGGATCTATTTTTTGTTTAGTTATCGGTTGTTTGTTCATTTAATTTTCCCACTAATTTATTATAGCATTCCTGGTACTGCTCTGTTCTTTCACCAGTCTTATCTAATGCTATTAAAGCATCTAGTCCATCCTTCCCACATAACTCAATGATATGATTCTCTAGCATTATTCGGTAGATGAGATTGTAACTAGGCGTTAGTCTTGAAGGCGTTGAAGCTATCTTTAATAAATATGATGCTGAGTAAATAGTGTTAGGGAAAAGATACTTGCTAGGTATCTTTGGTTTCCCCATTCCAATTAAGATGACCATTCTAGCTTCACATTTCTTTTCGATCTGATCAACGGTGAGTCTATCTTTCATTTTAGTATGTATTTTGGATGAGCATTAAATACTCACGGTTACTCGGCCCGGTGAGATGATCCACCATTACCCCTTCTGAATGGTCGGGGTAATGACTTCTGTATGCCTCCAGGACTAAGGGTATGTTTTTACCCATTAAACTTATTTTTAATCTATCCATCTGTTCGTCGGTCATTGCCTTCTCCTATCTAATTAGTTAAAAGGCTGAGTATTCTACCTCTGTTGTCACTTTAAAGGTCGCCCCCGGGCATAGATTACCGGTAGCTTCTTTAATCCAAGTACCATGTGCTGAGTTGTAAAAAGTAAATACCCCAGCGGTATCACCTAAAAAGGTAGTACGTTCATGCGGTTTAAAAAGGGCTACTATATCAACCCCAGAATTACTAGTGAAGTAAGCTATCCCATGGGTACCATCCCAGGTAGGATCAATACTAGACGAACGGACTATCTCTACTTTTTTGATTATGCCAGATATGCAGATATTATTACGATCAGTGAATACTAGGGTGCTCATTTTACTACCTCTTTTTTAAATTAGAGTCGAGAACCATTTCTCAACTCTTGTATCCTATTATACTCTTCCTAGTATTAAAATCAACTATTATTTTGTTAAATCGATACTTACTACTGATGCTCTTATTAAAGGATCATCACCTATTTCCCAGCCAGCGGGCATTTCAGATTTGTATTGGCTGTCAATTAACTTGCTTTCTGTTTCAGTTACGTAAGCTAATTCACTTTGCGATACTACTTCCCTGATTGATTCAATTGTTAATTTATCATTTATTGTTAAATCAATCAAAACGCTTAAGATGACTTTCATGGGTACTAAATGTTCTAAAATTAATCCCTTAAAGTTACCTTCAGTATCAAATACTCTTCTTGCTTCTTCTGAGAAGTAAACGGTCTCTGTTCTTTTTGTTTTATTTATACTTAAACCAGCTTCGTTTAAAATAGTCAACTCTCTTAATGGTGAAGCATGGGTACTAGCTAATAACTGGTTCATGTTAGTTGATGTAAACTCACCCGATTTTAATTCTTCTGAATTAGCTGTTAAGGTGTTAAATATTAATTTTTCATCTGTTCTACATTTATTAACTTTCATGATCTTCTCCTATTTAGTCAGAACCTTTTCCTAACTCTTGTATTTATTATATCAAGGTTAGGAAAATAGTCAACTACTATTTTTTATTTCTTGGGGC